AGATCATCTTTGCCTTCGTGCATTAGATTGGGTTTTTTCTGGATATTGGAAAAAAGAAGGTAAGGTTAAAGTTAACGAAACTAAAAACTCTATCGAATTTGATGGATTCTCTGATCCATATATGCCAGGTGCTAACTTCTTGCGTTGTCTAAGAAACGCTGCTACCAAATGGAAGTTAGGTAAAGACGTTCTTCGTTCTGTTGTTGTTACTAATGATCCATTAATCGAATATGAAGGATCAAAAGATGCTTTGGAAATGTACACAAAAGACCAAAGTTATTTCTCTAATACAGCATTTACATCAAGAGGTGTTTGGGTTCAAAGATTATTATTTCCAGATTGGAAATGTACTTTTGAACTAATGGTTGATGATGAGATATTAAGTGTATCTCAGTTAAATAGAATCATTACTATGGCAGGAAAAGCTGAAGGATTAGGTACTTGGCGACCTAGATTTGGTAGATTCTCTGCATCTGAACTAGTGGAGATGGCTGACTAATGTCAAATCCAAGAATAGATGGCATTGATTGGAGATCACTTCAAAAAGGAGATGTCATCCCAGAGGAACATATCCTTGATTATTGGAATACTTGTTTTCCAGATAGCGAATGGGATAAGTTCAGCATGGTTACTGTTAAAACTAACATCGAAAAACTTCGTGAAGGTATTAACAGACCTATTATTCTCAAAGAGGTAAAAGGAACTCTGGTTGTGCTTACTGATAAAGAGGCTGTTGATTATTCAGCAGCCCAAGCCAATGCTGGTATAAAAAAACATCGTAGGCATACTCGTAGACTATTTACTCACATAGATGCCACTAAATTGGATCAAGCTAAGAAACGTGATTTAGAAACCAAACAAATTCATCATGCGTTCATAGCTTCTGCTGCTGATGGTGCTAGAAAAGAATCATTGCAGCTACAAAGAAAAGGAGAAAGACTACCTAAGTCTTTGATTGAAAAGTCAGACTTTAAAAAATCTTCTTAGCGACTCTTCTTGACTCTTAACTCTTCTTACCGCTTTAATTTGACTTCATCCCAAGCATCTCTCTGTGATTTTTGATAGTTTAACGTAATTTACTGCAATCGTTATGGGTATTACGATAAACCCTTCTCAACATCTCTTGTAGGTGCAAGAACCAAAGAGATGACATTGACGCTCCGCTCGGTTCTTTCCCGCTACATCATTCAGTTCGCATCAACGTCCATCAACTCCATCGTTATCAGTTTACGAATAAAACTGTTTTTAACACCTCTATGATTTAATCGTTTGCGAGGTGACCACGTTTCTTTTCGATTAGCCGTAACTCACTGTGGCTCGCTGTCGATCAACTTTTCTCTTTTACCATTTTGCTCATTGTCACTCGTACTGGCGCATTTCTATTCGGCTCAAATCAAACGTTGTAAGTCTTACGATAAACTTTCCTCAACATCCTTCTGGGTTAATAGCCTTGAAAGATGATAATTCGCCTCACATCTTTTCGGATCAAGTTGATTAACCGCAACTCTTCACGCTTTGATGTGGCTCACGGCAAATTGGCTCGATTTTTTTCATTACTTTTAGACTCGACTCTTACGTTATGAGTGCTACGACAAACTCTTTTTAACATCTTTACGACTTAATAGGTCTGCAAGATGAATATCATCTCACTTTGATTCGAGTTGACTTAACGTGCTGTGACTTTTTGCTACTCCGAACAGATTGACTTTATGCCGTTTGGCTCGCTTTCCCTCATTGTACCTCGACTTCATGTATCGTTTAGCTATCGTTGTCAGTTTACGATTAAAACTGTCCTTAACACTTCTATAACTTAATAGGTTTGCGAAGTGACTACGTTACGATTAAACGTTTCTCGTTTCAACGCACCTTCGCTCGTAACTATTCTTAGACTTTCACTTCCATTCCCTTCGAAACCATCTACCTCAACTTGACTCATCTCTAATCAATCGTTTAAGGTATTACGTTAAACCTTTTTAACACCTCTATGATTTAATCGTCTGCGAGGTGAAAATCGACTTGATTCGACTTGATTCGGATTCTTGCAGCTTCAGTTTATTCGGTTCTATGTGACTCCAATTCAATCGCCTCAAAACAAATTATTACCGCTTGACTCGCTTTAACGTATTTTCGCTCTTTTCGACTTCACTCAAATCAATCGCTTGCCAGTTCCACGATTAAGAACTGGTTTTCTTTTTCTTTGTAATTTTAGTAACTATCTGTTTAACTATTGGCCGTACAAGCTGAAGTACCAATGGTGCAGAAGCACCAACCAAAGCAAGGCTAAAAACCCCAACAAACTGTGGAGCAGAAGGAATATATTGTTCTTTCCACTCAACTGCTTCATAAAGAGTTATGCACTCACTTCCATTTTGTCCTCTCTCATGCCCAATAACACGTTCTAATTTTTTATCGTTACGAAAATCCCCAACTCGCTGGTCATTTTTTCCAGGACAAGGAGGAAAATCTGGTGGAGGGGGAGGTGGTGCATCAGGAACCTTTGGCTGCTCTGTTTCTGGTAAGGGTGGTGGTTCGTTTTCAACAGGAACTTCTTCCGTTATTACTAAATCTTCTGGAGAATAATCAAGAGGAACAAAGCTAGGAAATGGAAAGTCGCACGTTGTAAATACACCATTAGGATCATCTAATAACAAATTACGATTACCAGTATTTTTTATATCTCGATGCTGATAAGTACAACCAGGAACATCAATCTCAGGTGGTTTTGCTATCTCTATATAATGTGGACTATATATTTCTGGAACATCTGGAATATATATCTCTCGAATTTGAATATCAGGTATTTCAATCGTAGGCATCTCTTCTTTTATAGACTTCTACATATGAGTCGCATTTGGGACAAGAAAAGTTACTAACCATTGAATATTCTTGATACAGAACAGGCTGAAAATCTTCTTCTATGTCAGCATCAGCACCCCAAATAAGTTCTGTATTACAATGCCAGCAGTTCAAATTCCTAATCCTTTTGGTGGTACTGGTAAAGATGGGCCAGTAAGATCAGGTAATCCTTTTTCTAATACTTTTGGCATCATTCCTTGAACATTTCCAAGAATCTCGTTCATAATTCTTGATTTAAACTGTTCTGAAGTTACATACTTGTAACCTAAATACGCTCCACCACTCATGGAAGCTACCATTATGAATGAGATGATACTCAAAACCTGACAGATCCGATTTAGCATAGAAAAATGATTAAATTTGCAATTTTAAAAGCACTATCTTTTTCAAGTGTGCTTGTATTACTGCTTATTGTAGCCCTATCCCCTCTCTACGTCACTATGGGGTTAATGACAAGGCAAATGCAAGAATCTACTCGTTAGGATCTACTGGATATTGTGTCATGTTGAACTTTTCAAAGTTTCCATCTTTATCATAAGTTGCACCATATAAAGTAACTAAAGCTGCGGTATCAGAACAAGCATCAATTTCTTTTTCTCTTGTATCACAAGCAGTCCTTACACCATCACGATATGTTGTGATTGCTGTTGGTATTGCAGTAGATTTTTCAGCTTTTCTTACAACATACCAATCATATTTTGCTAATAAACTACCAGCAGTAACTTTTTCCTGTGCTTTTAATACTGATTTAACACCTAAAGTAACAAGTTGATCTCCATTTTCATCTAATACTGGATCGCCATTTTCATCAACTTCATTGACATCAATAAGTGATTTTGCAGTTCCATCACCCCAATAAAAACGTGAGTCATATACTGGATCGTCAGCAACTTCTGTTATACCAAGATCCTTTTTTTCTTGTGCTGATGATAGTCTTAACCAGTTAGCAGGGTACTGTGTTCCATCAGATGTTTTAAATGCAACATCAACTGCTAAAGGTTTTCCGTTTAGTAAAAAAGCCATATCTATATACTACCTTGCCCTTGCATTTTTGAAAGGCGATTCGCTAAATGCTAAATAAATATATGTTCCTCCACTATAATTAGTCTGTGAGTTATTGGCTCTTAGTTTAAAACCATTTGATAAATAATCTATTTTATCAAGACTTCCATTCCAACCTTCAGCTTGAGCATTGTTTGCGTAAAGAGCTTCATCTATTTCATTAAAATTACCACGTTTTGCATCTGAAATATTCCAATGGTCACCAGAATCGGTTCTTTTAATCATTACCCAAGCTGGTCTAAAGCCTGTAAAAACAAACGTGCCATCGCTTGATCCGTTGCCTGTATATGACCCAAACTTGCTATACCCTGCTACTTCGCTGAAACAGTAAGAAATCATATTATCACCAGAACCATTTGATCCGTTGTAATCTCCTAAACTAAACTTGGTAGAATCAATAGTTACACTTGTGCCAAGAACATTTGTATCATCAGATTCAGCATCATCTTCATTTAAATAAAGTATATTTGGATCAGAAGCACTATTAAAAGCTGCTGAGTGATAAACAGCCCAAAATGCACTACTTGAATCTGTCCTATTCTTAATAATAATTACATTAGGTGCAACTCCTAATCCATGACCTACTGTAGCCCCTGCTGAACCTGTGCCTGTGTATTTTGTTATGGAAAACCCTGCCGAGGCATTTACTTTGGCTACAGATTGGATTGTCCCATCAAAATTACTAGATCCAAGAGTTGAGTTTGTATTGGCCTGTCCTCCCATTCCACTGTGGTATTGACAGTAATAATAAAGAGTTGGAGCAGAGGCAGGTACAGTTATAGTTGTTTTATAAGCACTGTCATCTTTTACAACACCAGTTGTATATTCAGAACCTCCTCCATGAGTACCATCAGATGTTGTAGAAAATCTCACTGGGTGTGATTGTGCTGAACTATCTGACCAGTCAAAAACATAAGTACCACCTTCTGCAAGATCAAGAGTAACAGCAGACGTTCCAAAATCATCAAACCTATACTTATTACCAGAATCAGGAACAACTTTTACTGTATAAGTCTTGCCATCTGTATCACCAGCGTTCCAGTTCCATGCAGCATAAGTTTGTGTATCTCTATTTACAAAGAAGTAACCTCGCCCATTAAAACTTAGTCCATTCGATAGGAACTCATTTAAGCCAGAAGATTCTGAATATTCTGCAATGTCAACTCTAGAACTGCTTAATGTCTTTAATACTCCCCTGACACTGTCTGTTAATGAATGATGATAAGCACCACTTCTCTCTTTTATCCAAGCCCAATCTGGCTGAAAATTCAAGCCTGTAATAGATTGCGAACCATCATTACCTGTATAAAGCAAAGTATCAAAATGTTTATTAGGTAGCTTTATTGTTGGGTCGGGTAAGTTTGCTGTGCTTAATTCCCATGTTGAATCTACTCCAGCAGCACTACCTTGAGTCCACGAATCAGAATTAAACCTTACAAACGCTGCTGCATTAGCATTATCGTTTGCTATGTAAGCAAAAACTATATCATTTGTTGGGATGCCTGTATAAGTAGTTGAATGAAGTGTTCCATCTTTATAAATTTTTAAAGTTCCATTTTCATATTTTATTCCCATTAAATTACTAGCATTCCAACTAGGTGAACCACCAGAAGAATAAGAACCTCCTTGATACCTGTCACCCGTACTCGCAAAAACCCAAACTGCACTATTGCTTAACGCATTTGAGGGGTTATTAGGTTGACCAACAAATACACCTAGCCCTTGCCAACCACCCATAAGCGTAGGTTGTACCTCATAATAAAATTTACTTGTACCAGCAAAAGCAACAGTAGAAATTTCTTTAAAACCACCACTTCCAGACATTTTTAAATTTCCTTCAGATAATGTTGCATTATATGTAAAGCCAGTTAAAGGATTTAAGGTTGCTTTATTTAAACTTGGGGTATCAGTTACAGAGTCGTTACCATCACCAGCAGCTACAGAAAAATTATTTGGTGTGAAGTTGTTGCCGTTACCGCTTGAATCCTTACCAAGTGTTGTTGCACTTGTTCCAGAATTGTCTGAAAAATTTAAATAATAACCATTTGTTCCATAACTTCCAACATACTTTTTAGGATTCCATTGACCAGTTATAACGTCTGTTGTTCCAAAATATGAAGGATCATATTGAAATCCATCAATAAAATTAATTTCTGTTAAGTAACCATCAAAATGATCTGCGGATGAATTACCAAAAGTAAAGGAACGACCCCAGGTATTACTTTTACCAGACAAATTTACACAAGTATCATAATTTTGATTTGGTGGATGATTATGTTCTGATCCACTTCTCCAATCACTTACTTGTTCGTTATTAACATATATTTTAACTCTATTAGTAGCAGTAGCCTGTGTTGTATCGACTGCCAGAACTATGTGATACCATGCACTGGGATCTCTAAAGCGTCTTTCACCTACAAATCTAATACCACTTCCAGCATGATTGTTATCAATAACTGATAGTCTTCTATTGGAATCAGAACCACTATCGAATTCTATTTTTAAAATATCACCACTACCATTACCTGAGTCATTTGACCATATTCTTTGTGAGCTATCTCCTACCACTTCACAGAACTTCATCCAAAATGAAACAGTCCAAGTTCTTCGGTTTCCAGTTGAACTTACCGATCTAGTAACATATGTACTATCTGCTCTATTAAACCTTAAACTGCGATCTACTGCGTATGCCTTCTTTCCTGCTAGAAAGAAAGGTGATGGACTTCCTATACTGGTCATTAGCTAAAGTTTCCGACAAACTGTGCAGAAATTTTAGTAGATGATCGAGCGATCCAGGCAATCATATCAACTGCATTTGCTCCTGTAGACAATGTAGGTGCTGTTCCATCGCTGAAGTCCCAATACGATTCAAAAGCTGCGGTGTGGCCTCCAGTGCCGTCTTGGATAATAAAAATAACACCTGATTGACCAGCAACTAAAGTAGTAGGATTAGCAAAAGTAGTGTTTCCAGTAAGAGTGGTTGTAAAATTATTTCCTGTTTTAAAATCTAGCGTTATTGTCGAAGCATAAGTGACAGTAATAACTTCTCCGATAGTTCCTTTTGTAGTAACCCTTCCGTTACCACCAGACGTTCCACCATTATCAAATACAAGAGTATTTAGTCCACTTGTTTCGTGTTTTACGTTAGTGACTTTTAGTGTGCTCATGACTTGGGATTAGCGTCTTTTACAGCTTTATTATGTGCAGCAAAACTGCCTGTTGCATCTAGTTTACCAGCAATAATATCATCGTAAATCATTGCCATTTGCTCCCCTGTTGGTGCGTAAGTTGTAGAGCCTGTTTCTGTTCTCTTAATTTTATATTCTTCTGCCGTTTTCCATGCTATATAGGCTGCATTTAATTCATCATCTGTTGGTTGTGAATCTTTATTACCAGAATCCCACTCAATAATTTTATGAGGAGGAGGAGTTTGATCTAATCTATAACGATTAGCATTTTTACCAAGTTGCAGTAAAGCTAAATTTATGTCTGTGTCTGAATTTATCGCCATAATTAAGACTCCTTGAATATTTTTACTACTGTATAAATTTCTGTAGAAAGATCAGTACCTATTCCAAATCCATAAGTTGTTTCAGTACTTTCTCCATAGTGTCGTATTTCGTAAGTTGTCGCTCCAGATATAGTAACTCTGGCAAATAAATGAGCTACATTATAACCAGCACCTCCAGCACTAGCATACATAGATGTTCCTTCTTGAATGTTAGTTGCCGATCCTGATGTTTGATAAAGCTGAATCATGTGACGATTAGACTTGTATGCTGGTGCAAGAACCTCAATTAAATAAGAACCAGCTTGTAAAGTAAATTGATTACTACTTATTGAGACTATTCCATCTGCATCCGTTATTTCAGTATTTAGATCTCTTGTTCTCCAAGCTCCAGCAGTAAATGTACCTCCATCAGTACCTAAAGATTTTTGATCGCAAATAATTGCATAACTAGCAAATTTACCTCCCCCTGCTGCATCGAAACTTAGATTTCCCGACCCATCAGTTTTCATAAACTGACCAGCCGATCCATCAGCATTTGGGAGTTTAAATGCTACATCTGCTGATCCTGGAGCGTTTGTTGGTGAGTTGAGTGAAACAACATTACCGCCTGAGTGTTTTAGTGATATTTTGCTCATGGTTTAGGATATTTGTCTTTGATAGCTTTAATTGTAGTTTTCCAACCAGCTACACCATTATGATAAATCGTATCAAGCTGATCTTCAATAGGAGGATACTCTGCTCTTCTTTGAGATCTGTAACTATCATTTTCTAAATCCCATGCAGCCTGTAGTGCAGCAAGTCCATCTGTACATTCTTTTTCTGTAGGTTTTACACCGCCATCTAAAACCATTAAATTTGCGTAAATTTTATTTGAGGGGTCTGACCAACCAAACCATTGTCCAGTTCTTACAGTTACAAGATATTTTTCAATATTATCTGGTCGCATTTTAAGTATCTCCTAATCTTATAAATGTAACATAAGTTCTATTTTGATTTGAATTACCATCTAAAGTTGCTGTGTTTTGATTATATGCTTCAAAGAAAACCTTATCATTAGCTGTATTTGTAACATCAACAAAAGATTCAACAGTAACCATACAATAATCATAAGTACCATAATCACCATTACTACTAAGTCCAGCAGCAATGGCACTGTAATTACTTCCATCTGATGTTTTTTGTATTCTTAAAACCCCAAATGGTGTGTTGCCTGTATCTTCAAAATATCCATTAAATCTTACTAAATAAATACCTGTTGATGGAAATGAAAATATTCCACTTGAAGGGTTGCTAAATGAGCCAACACCAAAACCAACATTTGCCCAATTAGCACTTAAAGTTACGTATGAAGTGTTTCCAACACTTAAAGCAGTAGTAAGCCTAAATTGTGCTGCAACTGTAATTCCACCACCACTTATTCCAGTTCCAGAAATTCCAGCGTCAGTTATTGATATTCTTTCAACACCACCAGTTGAAAACTTGATGGTATTAGCAGAAGGAAAACTTATTCCTGTGTCAACATCATCACCAGTTATAGCTGGTGCGGACACAGATCCAGCTACTCCTTTAATTGCTGGTGTTGTTCCTGATAGTTCTAAGCTCATAATTAAAGAATAACAAGAGTTGCACCATTTGGCACGACTACTTCTTTACCTGTATTTATTGTAGGCGATACTGTAATCGCATTTTTACCAGACGTTAAAGTATAGTTTTCTGTAATAGTTTGACCTGTCTCTAAGAACACCTCATCCGTGCCACCTCCAGTAGCTCCAGCACCTCCTCCAATAGCACCCCAAGACGTTGTATAACCTTCAAATTGTCCTGTATCAGAATTATATCTAAATTGTCCTGCGGCTGCTGATGGTGCTCCAGATTGTCCAGGTTGCTGTGCGTTATTACCAACAGGAACTTTTAAAAATCCAGTAGATGACATCGTAACATCACCTGTCATCGTAGGACTTGCTGCTACAACATGACCAAAGTTTGCTTCGTTTATTTTTCCTAAAACAACATAAGTCGCAGTATCACCCGAAACTGATGTTGCTATTTTCAACTCATTTGTAGAAGTATTTATATGAGGTTGATGTTGAGCTATATTTGCTGCTCCTGATGGATCGCTACTTCCAGAACTTATTGTTCTTAATGCTTGAAATATTTCATTAATTTTTGCACGAACCGCAGCACCCGTTCCATTGGCGGTTTGATAATTATTACCCGTTTCACTGGTAGTAGAGCCTGGTCTAGCCATTTAAAAAAGTAACATTGAACCTATTCTAACTTGCTTTACCAAATCCGACAGCTTGATAGGTAAAATTTCTATCAACTGAAGCATTTGAAGAGTTCTTAAAATGAACAGTAAATCCCGTTCCAGAAATATTAGTTAGTTCAAAAAAGTCTCCAGATTGCATATTCTGTGCGGTAATACCAATCGAGGGTAATATGCTATTTGCTCCACCTTCAGTATTGGCAGTACCTACAAAGAAAGGATGTTGGAACGTAATAGCCTTTGCCCCTGCTCCACTTGCTTCTGTCTGATTACTTCGTTCAATTCTTTGTTCCATAGAAGCTGTATATCCTAACTCAAATACTCGAATATCTTGGGCAGGATCATTACTTGTTAAATTCACTTTAAATTGAAAACCTCTTCCTTTATATGTTCCATTTGCAAATGTTTGAAAAGGCCCATAAGTAGGTGATCCAGTATTAGGATTATCTTGAGTTACACGAACTAACATTTCAGCATTGACATCAGTAGCAGTTAATCCTTCAAAGTCTCCTCGTGCATCTAAATCTGGTATTGAATCAAATAAATCTGATGGATAAAATGCTTCTGTTAAAAAATGACGTTTTAAATCTAAAGTAAATACATCTCCTAAATCTAAAGTTGTACCTCCTGCCGTTCCACCAAATTCATAAGTACCTAATGATGCTATGCCTCCTATATCATCTATGGAATTTTCGGCATCAAAGTCAGTAATACTATCAAATTGTCCTGTACCAGTTAAATTAAGAGAATTTGTTGTCGCATCAAAAGCAACATTAGTTTTTGTTCCTTGAAATTTAGGAACATCTAAATCTTCTCTTCTTGTCTGAATTAACTTATCATCAACTGTATCTGGTAAATCTATAACTACACTTGCTTCACCATTACTAAATCTACCGCCATCATCTTGAAATTTAAGAATATATTCCCCTTCAAGTAGTGGAACATCAGCGATCGTTGTATTACCAGCTAATGCTTCAACTAAATCTGTAGCATTTGAAAATGTTCCCGTTCCATCGGTTTTTGAAGAATGTCTTACATAAACACGGCCACCATGAGTAACATCTAAATCTGTTGCTAAATTCCAACGTAGTCTCATGGTTTTTTTGCTTATAGGCTCACCTGTAAGTCCAGTAACGTCAGCAGGAACAGCAGTTTTACCAACAGTATTAAAAATTCTAGAAGTATCCGTGGCACTAGGTTCTAAACCAGAGTTTAAACTGCGAACAGACACTTCGTAAGATCCTACTTTTGTGTTAAATATTTCAAAATCAGGACTACTTGTTGTGGCAGAAACAATATTATTATCATCAAATCTATAATTAACCATATAATTTGAAACACCCGTTACAGGCTGCCATCTGACAATTAATTTTGATACTGGCTGATTATTAATTAAAACAATAACTTCTTCTGCACTTAATCCTTGAGGAGGTGGTTTGAGTAAATTTAAAGTTGATATTTGCTGCGGTGTTATTGTTTCTCCATCTTCAATAAACGCATATTTTTCATTTACATAAGCTAATGCTGTTATTCCATAACTAATTCCATCTCGCTCTTCAACAGACATTACTCTAAATGACTGAGCAGAAACAGTATCATTCTCAAGCATCCAAATACTGTTAACATTCGGTGTTTGACTTAATGCACTTTCTAAAGTAATTACTTTGCCAGAAATAGAGGTTACATTTTTAGTCTCAACAGTTCCGTTAGGTAATATGACACTTAATTTAGGATTATTCTGATCTGACAAATCAGTAGAACTAGAATCATCTACTGTTATTTGGGTCGTAGTAGCTGCATTAATTCTTCCTGCTCTTCTTATACCTGATCTTGCTGGATCGGAAATGCTGATAATCGCTCCAGGACGTACAACGCATCCTGACTCCATTGAAACAGAAAAGTTTACGGCTTCAGTTTCTCTCTGTTCCGCAAATAATATTGCTTTTGCAAACCTTCTAGCTTGACCTCTACTTGTGCAACCTAACGCTTTTACTCTTTTAACGTGCAACCCATACTTACTTCTATACGCTGCTTCAGCTTCTACCTCTTCATAATCTAAGTCTCTAGTTTCCATATTAAAATATGAAACTGCAATAACGGTACTTCTAGTTTTTAAACTACTTCCTGTGTAACTAAAACCTTCCGATCCAACATTAGCTAGTGTAAATAAATAACTTGGATCTTTTGGACTATCTTGAGTAAGAAGTAAAGCTCCTTCAGACCAAATAGGCATACATCTCATTATTCCTGACAAAGTATTTATGACACTAAATGCTTCAACGCTTGTCTGAATATTTATATTGCAAGCAAATCTAGCTTCTTGTCCACCAAATCCATCTGATACAAGAGTATTAGAAAATTTACTGGCAGTTACAAATGAAAATAAATCTAAATTACTATCAATAATATGATTACCTAGCCCATATCTAGTGTTAGTAAGTAGGTCAAGAAGTATCATGGCAGGGCAAGTTGTCCATTGAGCAGCACCCATGACACCATTAAAAATGTAACCAGTAGGATATTCTATTCTTCCAGTTTGTAAATCTACAGTTGGAGTACCCGATCCACTAGCTCCTGTACCTGGGATTCTTACTTTTACTCCTCTTACTCTAAAAGTTCTTCTTGGAATCCTACTGAAAAACTCTGAATCTAAACGTAATCTTGTAAAAGCACTGTTTGGATATGTGCTTGAATCATCTTCTAATTCTGAATAAGATTGCCAAATTAAATCTCTTTGTATCCTATCTGTACTATTTGCTGAAGTTTTTACTAAACGAACATCTACAGGATGAGCACCAGTAAGTTCAATTCTATATTCTCTGTTATAAGCATCTGCTGTCCTACCTCTTATAGTATCTGAATGAATTGTTGTAAAACCACCTCCATTGTATTGAAGTTGAATATCAAAACTAACTGAAGAACCTACAACATCTCCATCATCTTCAATAACTTGCAAGATAGGAACAGTAACAGTAATTTTTACAGCATCTAAATTAGAATTATTAGTAAGTTGTCTTGTTATTGGACTACCATTTTCAACTTTTACTCCCACGTTAAAAAGAGAAGCACTTCCCGAAACTTTAGACATTTTAGTTTGGGGATCTGTACCAAAACGAATATCAAGGTCTACATTCTGATGATTAAAATCAACATTTTGTGGATTAGTTGAGTCAGCCGTAGAAGATAAAATTGGTGTGTCATCTAAAAAAATATCTTTCTTTGCAGCATTTTTATATGCAGTAGTACCTTTAGTTCTTCCTTCTTTTGAAGGACTTGAAAAACCTTCTATCTCACCTTCAGAAATAAGATCAAGTAAAGTCGCAAACTGTTTACTATGTAAGTTATCAGGTGTAATGGTTGGTGGATCTTGGCCTCCACCTTTACCGCCACCACCACCAGATCCAGCAATATGTTTATTATCTTCAATCATGCTTGTACCGCTTCTGTATCTATATCACCACTAATAACAACTGAACCTGTAAATATTTCACCATAAACGATAGGAACTGGAGTGCCAGCCCTTGCTGTATTTTGCGTTCCAGCAAAGTTAAATGATATTTGTGGGTTGTCCTCAAATGTGGGATCTTCAACTGGATAAAGAATATTACCAATACCTTGAAGCACTAAACCAGCACCAATCGCACTAATACCTGTACCAATAAGAGTTCCTATCCCTGTTCCAGCCAGTCCTGCTGCTCCAGTTGCTCCTATAGCTTGTGTACCAAACAATCCTGCACCTGGGAAAAAGAATGATGCACCGATTAATGCTGCTCCTAGCAAAATAGTATTAAAAGTATCTCCACCAGCACCACTAATAACAGGAATTATATGAATATCCTGTTGACCTATTGGATCGTGTATTTCATTTTCAGTTATTTCATAATTACCTACTTTTACTAAATAATGTTTTGGATTCATATACTTTTCAACTTCTGGAAAATTATTTACTAAAAAACTGATAGCTTGAGGTAAATTATGTACCTGTATTTCAAATTCTTTATGGCCTACAAATGCAGCCAACTCTCCATATAGTTTCAATTTACGCAACATAACGCAACCTCTTGCCTGTGCATTTTAGTAACCAAGGTGAGTATGGTTCTTTACAACTAAGTCTACTAGATAAATGATGTAAGACATCTCCATCTATGAAAATAGCTACATGATTTAAACCAGCATCCATTATTGACATAAATAATAAATCACCATTCTCAAGTTTTTCATTTGGTTCTAACTCTCTAAATCCAGTAGCTTCAGCACATCTTTCAAACATAGGGTTTTTAATAAATTCTTCGGGTGTTGTAGGTCTTTGCCAATCTCTAAGTTCAATATTTTTCTCTTCTTTATACCAATCTCTTACTAATGACCAACAATCAGTTATACCCCAAACCCATTCTCTTCCAATAATCGGAGCTTTATATCCTTTTGGTTCACAATATCCCCATTGTTCTGTTTTAGGATTAACAATATACCAAGGTAAATTTGATCTTTCACAACTAACTAAATCTGCCTGACTAGGAGTTGGAGGTGTAATCGGATGACTATGAACAATAGCTGTTATCTCTCCTGTATTATCTGCCTTTACATAATCTTCTGGATCAAGGATAAAACATTGATGATTTGTCATAGACAAGTTACGACAAGGATAATACCTTTCTTTACCTTTGATATTTAACAGTAAACCACAAGATTCTTTAGGATCTTCAACCTTTGCATGACTAAGAGCAGCTTCTTTCCACTCATTCATGGCATAAACGTACCAATAGAAGGAAATAATTCTTTAGTACATACTCTCAAAGGTATTCGTATGTTTGCTAGGTCAAAAGCAGCAGCTAATTCAAATTGAACAACGGCTCTGTTTTCTGCTGATTTTCTATCAATTTTGTATATTTCTTTTGCATATTCTGCTGTTGGATCAGGAGTTCCATACGGATTTGTATTGCCTGTAAAATTAATGGCATCTAAAAATCTTGCTAATGTTCTAACTCTTGTTACTACAGCACCAGTTAAATCATTTCCAGGGGTTACAACATTTACATTTAATAAAATAGCTGTAATTAAATTTGTGACATTACTTATCGTCAATGTAGGTCTGGGTAATTGACCATTTGCATATTTAAATCCATCAGCTTCCAAAGGTACAGAGATATAAGTATTTCCGTTCCAAACGATATTTCCATTGGAATTACTGTTTCCATAAGCTATTGGATTACTACCATCGTGAAATCTATATGTAGTAGCTGATCCATGTAAAGCTGCGTCTGTTGTCAGTTCAAACATTTCAATAACTGAACCTGGATTTATTGATTGGGTTTCAGATACAGGTTTTGCCATTATGGTTCAAATACTTGTATAAAAGTTACATTTATTCTGTTTCTATTAAAATCAAATATTTCTTTTGTAAAAGAAGGACAGACCCATTTATAGCTTGTTGTTTCATCAGGAGGTGACCAATCGAAAGATGCACCATCAACTTTTCTTGCTTCTAAAAAACTTTCTATTATGGCTGCGTCTGTATTATCTTCGTTAAAAACTAAACTCCATTGTTTTGCATTTTGATTCAAGCCAAAAGTAAACCTTTGCTGGTAACCATCACCAAACTGAACTGTTCTAGTATTTGTGATATCAGTTTTGTTTGCAGAAAAAACAGGGTTATAACTAGGAAAAGTAGCCATTATCTTAATAAACCTCCAGGCCGTCTTTGTTTAATTAATTCTGATTGTATCGCTGCTGAAATAACTCTACCAAGTTCTTTTCCTTGCTGCTCATTACCTTGCACAGAAGATCCAGAAGCATCTATATTTACACTAATATTTGTACTACCTCCTCCAGCTAGTTTATCGTTAGGAATTATTGTACCTGATCTTCTTGGTACGAATAGTTCTGGCCCTTTTTCTCCTACTACAAAACTGCCTCCTGTTTTAACTGGCCCACCTTTTGATCTAGTTCCTAAAATAGGTAAACCACCGAAGCCAGGGATTTTAGAAAGTAGTGTATTAACACCAAGTCTTATAAGACTAGAACTTAAGTCATTTAATATTGATTTAGCTGCCTCTCCTAAAGTTTTTGTTCCTTGAATTGCAGCAACTAGATTATCACTAACACCAGAAGCAATAGATTCTCCAATCTTTTCAAAGTTAGTTCTCATATCTTTAGTAGATTCATTTAATTTATCTGTTGCAGTTGCAGCATCCGATAAACTGTCAACTTGTTCATCTATTTTATTTCGTATAGCTTCTAAGGTTGTTAGTCTTGTCTGAGCTTTCTCCTCAAGTTGTCCTTCTTTAGCTTGCTTTTCAATTAACTTATCAATTTCAACCTGTAAATTATCTTTGGCTAGTTGACCTTCTTTTTCAATTCCAGCAATACTCTTTGCGAGTGCTGGATTTAATCCTTGTTTTCTTAACTCAGCAATCCTTTTTGTCTCTTCTGCTTCCGCTTTTATAGAAACTCCTAAAGCATCAAATTTTTGAGTTAAATTATCAGCTTCTATTGATGTATTTCTTCTAATTGCAAATATTTTTTCTTCTGCACTTAACTGGTCTAAAAGAACTTTCTTTCTTCTACCTTCACCACCTCTACTTCCCATAGCTTCAATAGATCTTCTTCTATCAACTAGAGCTTGTGCTTCTGCATCTCCCTCTCCTGCTGCTGCTGCAACTGTTCTAGTAGCTGCTCCAGCTTCTAATGAACCTTCTAATCCAGTAATTTTCGTAATAAAGTTTACTACTCTTGCTGTAAATGCTTGTAATTTTGTTATTGCTAAAGTAAATGAACTTGTTAATAATCTTGTATTTTCTCCAAATCGTTTTAAAGAATCTACACCTCTTTGCCCTATTTCAGTTGCCATCAATCTCATTGAAGCGTTAAAAGCTGCTGTCTTTCCTTGTGTTTCTTCTATTAGTTTTAAACGAGATTCTTCTGCTGATCCTTGCAAGCCTAATGCTGTAGTTACTGCTTGTGTATCTTGTGCAAATGGCCCTATAGCTCTACCTAATTCAGCCGTGCCAGCTACAAAAGTATCAATAATAGAACCTATCTGAGTACCTACAAGAGATAACGCAAAGCCAAATTGTCCACCTAGTAAACCACCAGCAGCACCACCTAAAGCACCACCAGCAGATGCACCAGCACCTTGACCGAATAACAGAGGAAAAGCTCCACCAATTAATGCATTTGATATCGCTTGATTTCTTATATCTAGATTTTCTCTACTTCCACCAGCTATAGCTCTTTGTGTTCTACCTCTAAAACTTCCTCTAAATTTTTCTCTTTTTTCTAAGATTTTAGTTATTCTCATTTCACGTTCTTGTATTCTTCCTGCTGTTTTAAATTCTTCAGCCCTTAATTTATTGTTATTAGCTAAAATTTTCTTTTTATTTGTAATTGCACTGACTTCAGATTTTAATTCTTTACGATTTTTTTGTTGTAATTCAAGTCCTTTTGCTTTTTCATCTACAGTTTTATTTTCTAACTTTAGAAGAGCTTGATTAAGCCGTTCTTGATCTGATGCTTGTTGTTTTTGTGCTGCAACTGTCTGTCCTGCATCTGCTTGTTGTGGCCCAAATGCTCTTCCTCTTACAGTACCCATCAAAGCGTTTCTTGCTATCAATTCTGCATTAACTAACTTTTCTGCTTTTGCTAAGTTTTCTGCTGCTTTTATTCCTTGTACAGTTGATATATTTGCTTTATCAAAGTTTGCTTGAGCTTTAGCTAATGCTGAACTTAAATTATTTAAAGTAGGAACAAAGTGACTTCGAGTCACACTGTTATACTTCATTATTTTTTCTATACTTCTATCTACCGCTTTTCCATTTCTATCTAAATGAATATTGAGACTTCTTAACTCTCTAAGACCTTTAACAGCTAATTGTATATCGGCCTTATATGCCACGATTTAAAAACAAAATGTAACTTTATTCTAGCTTATCTCCTTCGTTTTGCTTTTTCAAATTCTTTTTCCTGCTCTTCATTAATTATTTGAAAATATGAACTCCAACCTATAATCTCTTCCATTGTCATGTTTTTTATTTCTACAAGACTTTTTCCTAACTCTTTTGCAATTCCAAACTGTAACATCATTAAATTATCTTTTTTTAATTCAGCAGTTAGTCTTTTGGGTCAATTTCTTCCTCGTCTTCATTAATAACAGCAAGCATTAATTTTTGTAGATCACTATCTTTCACTTCATTTTTTAAAACATCAACTTCTCCAGATCTAAACAATCTGTTACCATTTTCATCTAAGGCTTTGTTCATTAATAACTGAAGAGCAAAATTATTTGCATCATTATTAGTTTGTTTTTGTGCTCTTTCTCTTTCTGCCATTGTTAATGGTGTTACATACATTTCAAAAACAGAACCATCAGATAATGTAACTTCTTTTTTTACAGGCTCAAGATTTGCAGCTTTTCTTAGTCTGTCTAATGCAGATAAATTACTTGCCATGAATAAAAACAATATAATATTTATATTATTCTAATATAAAACATAAAAAAACCCCAGATAATCTGAGGTTCGTTAAGTTATGCTAATTTAATTAAGCTGTCTTAGATAAGTCGAATGTAGGAGCAGCACTAGGTCTGAAGGCTATCTCTACAACCTGTCCATCATCTGGGTTAACGTTGAAACTTGCAGAAGTCAAAATAATATCTGCCAAAATTGATCTACTTGCGGTCTGATCTACGTTAGCACCACTCATCTGACGATCAATATACAATCTAACTTTTGCACCAGCTTGTTGACGTTGAATAACATCTTCAACCATTCTGCTGGATAAAAGTGTGTCATCATCTGTTGAGTAAACACTAGCAGAACCACTACCATCTGCAAAACCTGAGATGAATGTTCTAAATGGTGCAGTTTGAGTAACAGTTTGACCAATACTTGTTACATCAATTTCTGCTCTAGTTATCTCAAAACTCCACTCTCTTACAGATCCAACAACTAATGGTGCTGTAAATGTAATACTTGCAAACGTTCCAGCAACGAAAGTAGGAGATGCTGATGCTGTTACTGCTGCTCCTCCTGCTGTTGAAGAAACTGTCATAACACCAGTTGAAGCATCATAAGTTTTTACAAAATAATCTGCTGCTGGAATACAGTTAGTTACTGTAGATCCTGCTGGATATGCAAGTGTTACTGTGTCATTTACTCTGTAACCCAACTGAGATCCAACAGTAATATTTCCTCCTGATGAAGGAAAAGCTGATGCTGTAAGGGTTGTTACGCTTGTACCAGCAGGAGAATAATATAACGCTCCCGAAGTACCCGATAGAACTGTAGCCATGATTAATAATTCTAAGGTTTGAACATACGGGTACTACCCGATATGTCTATAGGATAGCCTAAATTTAAACAATAATTCAAGAAATTACTGTAGCTTGAAAATTTGTTTCGATTGTTGATACAAAGAAGGGTCTATCTGTTTCAAAATTAGGCCCAGTTATCTCTCCAGTTCTTACATGAACACCACTTGTAGGCTGTCCTGTTGTATTTAAAGTACGAATACTGGTAAAAGCAGTATCAATCAAAGTTTGATTTCTTGCTGGCCCTTTATCCTTTTCACTAAACACTTTAATATTTAAAACTCCTCGTATTTGATCGAAAGAAGATGTCAAAGATGTTTCAGTAGTAAGTCCAAATTGAATATTTATATAAACAAATTCACTATCAGCATCGGAAATAACATCGCCAAAGTTATCAAAAAATACTGGAATTGCAGGACTTAATGCACCATAAGCTGTAGCGATAGGTGCTTCCATTGCTGCTCTAACTCCTTGAAAATTCATCCAAAACCTCCAAATCTTTTTTGTGCTTTAGCAACTGCTCTATTCATTGATAGTTTAATAGTTTTTTGTAATTGTCCACCTTCTTTATAAGTACCAAACCAATTTTGAGGTGCAGTTCTACTTGAAACATATTTTGGATCTCCACCACCTATTTCGTATCGCAAAGTCTCGCCACCTCTACCAGCACCAACTTGTTCTAATTTTTCTCTACCAGTTCTTGAATATGGTGCATCTCCAATAATTTTTCCAGTTCTTTTTACTTTTCCTCTTCTAAATCTACCGATAAGTTCATCTTGAGCATATCCTTTATCAGGAGAGAAGTTTCTAATATTTACTGGAATATCTCGACCAATCTTTGCTAATTTTCTCATTTCACTTTGACTAAATCTAGGTGATTTAATTCTTCTGGGATTTCCTTTATTTCCATTACCTTTACTAATATTTCCATTAGCTTCGATTTCCCAAGAATTTGAATATCTACCTGACCAGGATGGGCCAGCATCTTGTAATTCTTCAACAATCTTTTCTGCTGCGTCTAACGGGCCATCAAAAGCTATTATACTTGCTGCCATATTTACATCTCTTAAAATTTTTTTAAATGGATTTTTCATTATTGAGGTTTAGCAATAACAGTATGAAGTATAGGATTATCTCCTCTTGATGTATTAATACTAATAATTCTTGCAACTTTATTTACACCATTTTCTGCATATTGAATCCTATCTTTAACTTTTGGATAATATGTTCCTAACTCTTTATTACCAAAAATAATTTTCAAATCATCTGATTGACTTGTACCTTCATAAACAGTTCCAGAAACATTACTTATTAACGCTTTTATCGGAACATTAGTATCAGATCCACTAACTTGACCTGTTGTAGTGTTATAAGTTTGTGATGTAGCAGTTTTAATATAAGTCACATCAATACCAAAAGTTCCTAATAATTGTTCTGGTAAACTTTTAAAAGTATTGTCTATAAATGACATATTATCCTCTAACTACCCTCATTTGGAAAGATCCTGCTCCACCAAGCATATATGCTCCAAGATAACTTTGTAACCAAGGATAAACATCTAAAATATTATTAATAGAACCAGTGCCTTGACTAGAAGTACTAAATTTTACTGCTAGATCTCCTAACTTTGCTTCAGAAATATTGCCCTCCTTTCCAGTAGTACCAGTTATTGCATCGGTATCATTTGCTAAAGCTCTAGCAAGTTCATACTGTGCGTATTTAATATTATTAGGAATTTTAGAACAAGATAGTTCAACACCATCTACCTGATAATTATTTCTTGGAAACTTTAATGCCTGTCCATCATCACATCTATCACCATAATAAACAAAACTATCAATCCATCTGGTAGCTGCTATTAATGATCTATTTTTTTGGTCATCAGTTTTATTATCCCAAGTTGTTGAATCTGGAACTGTTTCAAAATAGCTGTTGGCTTCTGTCAATGTGACATAGCTATTAGCATTTTCTCCTTTAACAGTTGCATTTATGGTAGCTGCCACGATTGATAAGGTAATTTAGTTTTATTGTAGCGTAAAGAAAAAACCCCACCAATAATTGATGAGGTTTCTGACCACCAATTAAATAGTACTAAGGATTAGTACCAGTATCAAGAGGTGAGTTGACGATAAGCTCGACTATAGGAATTAGATCAGCATCATATGTGATCGCCCAGTTATTATCGTTAGCTAATGCTGCGTTAGTTGGGTTGTCAGAAGCAGATGTCCACTTAGTTCCCATAACGTGATAAGCACTGTGGTAATCAACAGACATAACATCTTGCTTAGATAAAATGTTTCTATCTGATTCAATACTTAGTGGAGATTGCTCGCCTTCAAGAATTGTTCCTGACTTAATTAAGTAGCAACGGAACTCTTTTTGATGACCTGTTGTACCAGGATGAA